GCGGCTATGAGAAGAAGTTTCAGCCATCTAAGTGGGCAGAGATTATTCAAACAGACGAAGAGTTTAAGAACAATATTATCAAATTGATGGATGAAGAGGTAGTTCAAAAGTTTGATCGAAGAGAAGGCTCTGCAGATCAATTTTACTCTGATCCTGAATAAAAACGCTTGACAGCTCTCCTGTAATCAGTTATACTTATGTATAAGCTTGTAGGAGGGCTTTTGTCTACCATGGCGCAGGAATACGACTCAGACTATAGTGCGGACAGATTCCACAAATACTCTGGCAAAGTCCGACGCTATATGGAGCTAGCAAAGCGCATGGCACACCAATCGACTTATCCCGATTATCGCCATGGCGCCGTTCTTGTCAAAGGCTCCATTCGTAATGCCTCGTTCAATAAGAATAATTACTGCGCATTCGGGTCCCGATTCCAACGCGAGCATGCAGGCCGAACCACGCTGCACGCAGAACTTGGCGCGATCCTGGGCATGGATCGCAGCATTACCGACGGCGCCACAGTTTATGTAGCTCGCGTAGGTAGAGAGGGCGACTATAAGCTTTCAAAGCCGTGTGCCATGTGCCACGAAGCCCTGAAACACGTAGGAGTAAAGCGAGTGGTATATACTATTAACAACAAAAAAGCAGGAAGCTATAAACTATGAATATATTTGTTTTACACAAACTCCTTCTTGGTGGAGAACCCAATGACACAGACTGATAAAAAACGCGTTCTAATTATTGATGCACTTAACATGTTTTTGAGAGCTTATATCGTAGATCCAAGTTTATCAACCAATGGTGAACCAATTGGGGGCTTCAAAGGTTCTTTAAAGATTGTACAAAAACTTGTAAGGATGACAAAGCCGGAAGAGGTCGTGATCGTTTGGGATGGCCCTAACGGATCGCGTAAGCGCCGGTCACTCGACAAGAACTATAAGGCCGGCCGAAAGCCAATTCGCTTAAACAGAAACGTAAAAGCACTTACAGAAAACGAGGAGATGAAAAATCGTATTTGGCAGCAACAGCGCGCCATCGAATATTTCAATGAAATGCCCATTGTTCAGGTGATGCTCCCGGAGGTAGAAGCGGACGATGTAATTGCTTATCTCACCAGAATGTCTTATTATGACGGATGGCAGAAAGTGATTGTCTCCAATGATAAAGATTTTTATCAGCTGTGTGATGATGAAACGGTTGTATATCGCCCCACTAGCGATGTAGTTTACAACAAAAGACGTATTGTTGAGGAGTTGGGCGTACACCCGCGGAATATGGCACTAGCCCGGGCTCTTGTGGGAGATGCGTCTGATAATTTGCCGGGAATCAAAGCAGTCGGATTTAAAACCATTCAGCGCCGCTTAGGGTTTTTGGGCGCCAACAAAGATTATACTGCTGTTGATGTGGTTAACTATTGCGAAAAAGTCGACAAGCCATTAAAATTTCATGACAACATTATCGAGGGTCAAGAAATAATCGAACACAATTATAAGATGATGCAACTTTATTCTCCCATGCTCTCACCCCAATCTAAAGACTTTGTTAGGAACGCTGTTGAGAACTTTGAGTGCAATTTCAACAAGATAGAAATCATCAAGAAAATGCGCGATGACGGGTTTGGAGAGTTAAACTGGAAAGACCTTGAATTACATCTTAATAAAATTAATGCGCAGCGCTAATTTGCTTGACTTTCGAACAAGTTCTGTTATACTTAGTAATGCGGCAGTGGGGTAAAAATTGACTGATAAGACAACTTTTAGCAGATACGGAAAAGCCTTCCAAGAGGGACTCGTACAAATCATATACGAGGACAGGCCTTTCGCTGATCAAATCACAGAAGTTCTTAATATTAATTTCTTAGAATTAGAGTATCTACGTGTTTTTGTTGAGAAAATTGTTAACTACCGCGAACGCTATGGAACACACCCATCAGCAGAAGCGGTCATCACCATTCTGCGCACAGAGTTAGATAACGAAGACGAAGTAATACAAAAACAAGTTAGAGATTATTTTGCCAAGATAACTTGCCGAGAGACCACAGACATCGATTTTATAAAAGAGCAGTCCTTGGATTTTTGTCGCAAACAGAATCTGAAGGAGGCGATGCTCAAATCTGTAAACTTGCTCCAGTCGTGCTCTTTTGATGAAATTTCTAAAACTATCAACGACTCGCTGAGACTCGGATCGGACACCAATTTTGGATATGATTATTTAGCTGATTTTGAGCAGAGATTTGTTCCCAAGCATCGCCTCCCGGTCACCACGGGATGGAAAGAGATCGACTCTATCTGCGGTGGCGGCCTCGGAAAGAGCGAACTTGGAGTAGTGATTGCCCCCACGGGCGCCGGTAAATCATTTTGTCTCGTTCATCTTGGCGCCCAGGCGCTAAAAGAAGGGAAGGTGGTAATACACTATACATTAGAGCTACAAGACACAATTATCGCGAATCGTTACGATAGTTGCTTAACAGGGTACCCTCTTTCTGATATCATTGATTTCAAAGAAGAAGTTTATGAGGAGATTAAAGATTTGGATGGACAACTTATTGTTAAAGAATATCCTACTAAATCCGCCAGCACTAATACTATTAAATCCCACCTAACAAGGCTGCTAAAGCGGGGTATAAAGCCCGGCATGATTATCGTCGATTATGGAGATCTCTTAAAGCCGGTAACAGTGAGAAAAGAGAAAAGAACAGAATTGGAATCTATTTATGAAGAGCTAAGAGCGATATCCACCGAGTTTCAATGTCCAGTTTGGACCGCTTCTCAAACAAATCGATCTGGGCTCAACGCTGAAGTTATCACAATGGAACAAATATCAGAAGCCTTTAACAAGTGTTTTGTGGCTGATTTTATTTTCTCTGTTTCGCGCACTATCGAAGATAAACAGACCAATCATGGTAAAATTTTCATAGCCAAAAATCGAAATGGCCCAGATGGCATTATCTATAATATTTTTATGGATCCTTCCAGCGCCAAAATTAGAATCCTCCCCACCACCGGCGTCCCCAACACTACAGTCCCCCTCAATCCCGTAGCCCTAAGCGCGAGCATGCAGAAGGATCTTTTGCAAAATAAGTATGAAAAATTTAGAAAAGGAATTAAAACATAATGAGAACAATTGAGAACATTCGAAGATTTAGGCTTTCTGACACGTTTATCGAGCCTTATAAAGCAGCACCGGTGCCATGGGGCCCCGTTGGATATGTAACTTTTAAACGCACCTACTCTAGACGTTTGAGTGAATTTGATCCAGAAGCAGTCGGAAGCGAAGAGTGGTGGCAGACATGCCGGCGCGTCGTGGAGGGGATGTTCAATATGCAAAAGCGTCATGTTTTTCAATTGGGCCTAGAGTGGAACGATCACAAGGCGCAAAAGACCGCCAAGGAAGCATATGAACGCTTATTTAGTTTAAAGTGGACGCCTCCTGGCCGCGGCCTATGGATGATGGGTACGAAGTTTATTGAAGAGCGCACTGCTGCCGGATTGTTTAACTGCGCGTTTAGATCCACCAGAGATCTTGCCACGAAGGGGGGATACCTTTTCGCGTGGATGATGGACGCTCTTATGGTGGGAGTAGGGGTTGGCTTTGACACAGAGGGCGCGGGCACCGTTACTATTAAAGAACCCGAGTATACTAATGATACTTTGGTGATTGATGATTCCCGCGAAGGCTGGGTGAATTCCGTGCACACCTTGTTGGATGGGTTCTTCTTCGGAGGTAAGGTACCAAAATTTGATTACTCGGCCATCCGAGAATTGGGCGCCGAAATCAAAGGCTTTGGAGGCACATCCAGCGGCCCAAAGCCTCTTATTGAGCTTCATGAAAATCTAAGGGAGCTATTCTCATCTAAGATGGGGGAAGACATAACCTCAGTTGACCTTGTGGACACAGAAAATCTTATTGGAAGATGTGTGGTGTCGGGAAATGTACGGCGATCGGCGGCCCTGGCCATGGGCAAATATGATGATATGCGGTATCTCGAAATGAAGAACGATCAAGAAAAGCTATATCATCACCGGTGGGGATCCAACAATTCGTTTAACGCAGAGGTTGGAATGGATTATACATGGCACGCCGAACAAAGTCAGAAAAACGGCGAGCCGGGATATATTTGGCTCAACAATGCGCGCACCCGCGGCCGCTTCAAAGATGGAGAAAGATTTGACGACGTTAATGTCGCGGGCTTTAATCCATGTGTGGAGCAGCAACTTGAAGACGCAGAGCTGTGCTGCTTGGTGGAGACATATCCAGCAAAACACGATGATCTCGACGACTATCTGCGCACGCTTAAAATAGCATATCTATATGGCAAAACGATAACCCTGTCAAATACTCACTGGCCAGAGACGAACGCCAAAATGCTTAAAAATCGTCGCATTGGGCTCTCCCAATCTGGCGTCGTACAAGCGTTCAACAAGTTCGGCCGCCGTGAAGTATATGATATGTGCGATCGTGCATATGAATACGTAAAGCAACTCGATGAAGAATATTCGAATTGGCTGTGCATTCCTAAATCAATTAGAATGACGTCCATTAAGCCCTCTGGAACTGTATCGTTGCTTAATGGTTCCACCCCGGGAATCCATTTCCCGGAAAATGAATACTATATTCGTCGAATTAGATTTTCGACAACATCAAGTTTAATTGACAAACTTAAAGAAGCAGGCTATACTATAGAAGATGATAAATATTCTCCGAATACTGTTGTTGTGGAGTTTCCTGTCCATGAGCCCTATTACGCCCGCGGAAAACAAGAAGTATCCATCTGGGAACAGCTTGAGATTGCAGCCCAGTATCAGTATTATTGGGCCGATAACTCGGTGTCTGTTACAGTCACTTTTAAACCAGAGGAAGCGTCTCAGATTAAGTCTGCGCTTGAACTTTATGAGACGCGCCTCAAGGCTGTTTCCTTCGTTCGATTCGAAGAAACAGGATATGAGCAAGCGCCGTATGAGGCCATCTCAAAGCGCAAGTATGAAAAGATGACTTCCAAGATCAACCCCCTGCAGCGGATAGAATATAACCAAGGGGGTTCCGGAGATAAGTACTGCACAAACGATACGTGCACCATATAGGAGGAAAAGTGAATTTTAACCACTTAATGGAAGCTAAATTTGTAAAAAGAAAATGCTCGGCCACAAGCAGCGAGTGCTATTGGATACCAGTTGGAAACATTCGGTCCACTCATGGCGACAATGTTCACATGACAATGATCTGCCGCAAGTGCGGCAAAAGAGAAGACATATTTTTGAGCCGCGCCGACTATGAAATCCAGAGACGTCTTATTGAGAGGGAGATTCACAATGCTTGTACCAGTTAATCGTTATGTGGTGGTGGAGTATCCACCGACCGAAACCAAAGAAGAGCAACTTATAGTATTGCCGGATGACTATACGGCCGCCGCTGAAAAATTCATTGAAGTTGTGTCGGTACGCTCCGCATCTGATGTTCGTTTTGATATTTCTCATCCTTCTCGCTTAGTTGTAGATCGATCGATGATCGAGGAAATAAGTGTTGCCGGCACTATTTATAATGTAATTTTAGACAATTATATTCTTGGAGTTATGGAATAAATAGGAGAAAGAGATGCATGGACAAACATTTTTACAATGAAGCATCTGCTAAAAAACTAGGATGGGAGCCCAGCTGGTTTGGGGAAAAATATTTTGATGACAAGCTTGTGCGTGCAGTTAAGAAATGGCAAAAGGCACGAGGGCTAGTCGGCGACGGCCTTTGTGGTCCGATGACTTTTCGGCGCCTATGGACCGAAAGACAAGCAGACATCGACGACTACAAGCCTTCAGACTGTCACTATTCTAACTACGTTGTTTATAATGGAGAATTTCATCCTATCGATTGGGACAAGTTTGTATTATGGTCTGAAAAAGGTGGCCATGCCACAAAGCCAGGCCACTATTATGATTATTCCGGCCGACCTAAACGTAAAATTCGCTATTTCGTCAACCATTGGGATGTATGCCTAACCTCAAAATCTTGCCAGAGCGTTCTGGATAGGCGCGGAATCTCAGTTCATTTTTTAATTGACAATGACGGCACTATCTATCAGACGTTAGATATGCAGCACGCCGCATGGCATGCCGGATCCTCACGCACCAATCGGCCTTCCGTGGGCGTCGAGATTAGTAACGCTTATTATCTAAAATATCAAAATTGGTATAAGAGTAACGGCTTTGGAGATCGTCCGCTAATTGAGGATGCGTGGGTCCACGGAAGCAAACTCGATCCATTTCTGGGTTTTTACCCGGTACAGATCGAGGCACTGAAAGCGCTGTGGAAGGCCATTCATGGCGCCACGGGAATTCCTTACGAAGTTCCTGTCAATCAGTTTGGGAAAACGTCCACCCAATATGAGCAGGAGGTGGCTTATGGCAGCTACAAGGGGTTTGTAAGCCACTATCACATAAGCAAGTCAAAGATAGACTGCGCCGGCCTGGACATTAAAACTCTTTTAGAAGAGACGGAACACGAAATTGACATCTTAGAGCAGATAAAGAATAGCTAAAAAAGCATAACTCCATATTTATTATATGGTTTTACTACTATTGATGCTTACCTGCGTGTCATCCCCTCTCACTGATGAGGCCATTTTAAAGGTTAACAAACCTCCTTATGCTCCCTCTTTTGCGATTGGGAAACCACAAAGACAGGCTACGTGGGCTGGTACCCCTAGCATTAGAGTATGCACCTCCACGGGAGTCTCCCTATCGAGAGCAGCACAGGCTGCAAGATACTGGGAAGGCGCCGGCTATCGATTTGACACCATCACAAGAGATCCCTTCTCCACCTGTATGAATCCGCGAAGAGGGGAAATATTAATTACCCTCCCAGAGTCCGGCTTCTCCAACCACCACATGGCATCCACGCGCCTATACACAGATTCTAAAACTGGTGATATAGTGAAAGTGAAGATACACATTCTTCCCAAGCATGCTCGCAAGGAGCGTGTCATAGAACATGAAATAGGCCACGCCTTGGGATGGATGCATTACCGCCAACGATATCACATAATGCATCCAACATGGTATATGGGGGGTTATGATCGAAGTGGTATAAGGAAATAGATTGCTTCAATATGAAAAGATAGTAATTGGAAGCTCATTAACGGCAGTTTTGTATGCGTTCAATAATAATTTGCCCATTTTTTTTGCTGAAGAGCGCCGGCCATTTCGATTCGATTACTTAGAGCCGGCTATAGACTTATCGCGCTTAAAGATCCCCACCTGCAATAAAAGTTTAACGACGTTTGACGGAAAGAAGAAGGTTGGGGTTGCCAAAGAGCTGCTCTGGGAAAGATTGCTTTTTTTGTTATCGCTGAGCGGAAATGTACCTCTTTCGAATTTGTGTCGTGGCATACGATATGATGGCCACAGGCTAGTTTGTTCGAACGAATATTCCAAAATACTGGAACTCACCTTCGATGAGTGTCATCACTTTGGAGACAGGAATAGCTTTGGCATGATAGAACAGAAAACACTTGACCCGGACCTCCACATGTGTTATGATTATATAGCGTTCAACAAAGGGGGGAAACATGAGACTGATTACATATACACCGGTGACGATCTGGCGTCGGAAATTTGGTTTTACCCGTCGGGCAGGATTGATGGAGCTACCCGCGTCAAGGACGCATGCGTAGTGTCAAGACTAACCCACCAACAGTTGGCCGACTTTGATTACTCGGAGACGATGGTTAAATTTAAAATGATTTCAGAGATGGAAGCTCGAGGAATGAAAGGACTCTTTAATGGATATGGACCCAATGGAAACCCAAAACACTACAAGTTTCGAACAACACACATCACACGCAACACAGAAGCGACATCAACAACACTCACGTCGACGTATAATAATATTAAAGTCGAGCAATTTTCTGAAGAAGATTTGCTTTCAGATATATCGACTGGCATCTCCGCCCACAATAGATTTTTAAAACACCTATGAGCCGCCTTCATTTGGCCGGCATTGTGCCCGTTGCCAATCTTAAAACTAATTTTAATTTGCCCACTCCGGAGTGCCTGTTGCCGATCGGCAAAGACTTTGTCGCCATTCAGAAGTCAGTTATTGAATGTGCCATGGCCGGCTGTAACACTATCTGGATTGTGGCCAATGATGATTTAGCGCCCCTTGTTCGCGCAGTAGTAGGGGAGTGGATATACGATCCAGTTTATTATAAAAGACCAGCCGGCTTTAGTTCAGAGAAGAGAAAAGAGATCCCCATCTACTATGTTCCCATTCACCCCAAAGATCGCGACCGAAGAGACTCCTACGGGTGGTCTATCCTATACGGGATCTACTCCGCTTGGCATACAGCCAACAACATTTCACGGTGGTTAATCCCGGACAAATATTATATCTCCTTTCCTCTGGGCATTCACGATATATATACCATACGAGAACACAGGCAGCAGATAGCTGATCGGTCTCATAATTTTTTTCTATCCCACAAACAACAAACCGTCAAGGATGGTTTGCCTCTCTCTTTTACGATGACTGGCTGCGATTTTCAAACATGCCGAAGGGACGTCAACAAAAAGACTACTCGCGAGTATCTACCTCCGGCGCCCGGAGAGCAATATCCATCTGCTAAGTTGCCGCTTGAAGAACGCTGGTCCGCTCGTCATTTTGAATTGGGAGAGGTCATAGAAAAGACGGACACAACAGCAGCCACCACAGTTGAGGTTGACTGGTTTTATGATATATCAGAGTGGGATGCTTATTGTGCTTTTTTAAATACACGCCAAGGCCTTAAAACTCCCCCAAAGCACTTGACAAAAGCCCACAAACACGTTAAAATACCATATACCACAAGAGAAACATGAAGCCGTTACGCTGGGTCTACGATCGCCTTAAGCATAAGTTATCCCATTTCCATCCGGCGCGCCTGTTGGATACGCTCAAGGAACATGGGCTTGCTTTAGTTATAATTATTGTTGGGTGGGAGATCATAGAAGATATCCTTTTTCCAATGCTATTTATATGGCTTGGTCATAATGTAAATCCATGGTTTATAACTGGTGCCCCAATTAGTTGGCTCTTGTGCCTTCACCCCGTCGCAGTTCCTATAATTTGGGGACTTTGGATTAAAATTTCTAGGAGAAAAAATGAGTCGAACTGATTCTAAAATTAAATTTGTTGGCCTGCACGCTCACTCTGTGGCGGGCTCTATTTTCGATGCCATCGGGTATCCCCAAGCGCATATGGATTTTGCATATGAGAATGGGTGCGATGCGCTAGCGCTGACGGATCACGGGAACATGAATGGTCTAGCGTATCAGGTATTGCATGCCAAAAAAATGCAAGAAGCCGGAAAAGAATTTAAACCAATCTTTGGGTGCGAAGCTTATTTTACTCCTTCCATCTCGGAATGGCACGAAGCGTACGAACAGGCGATGGAAGACAAAAAGAAGGCTCGCTCCATCAAAAAGGATGAGCAGTCTGGCGCCACCGTTGAAGATGAAGGCGATAGCAAGAAGATTCAAGGAATACTCAAGCGCCGCCGGCACCTTGTTCTGCTCGTTCAAAATCAGACAGGGCTAAACAACTTGTTCAAACTTGTTTCTGAGTCCTACAAAGCGGAAAACTTCTATCGGTACCCGCGTATTGACTACGCACTCCTGAAGAAGTACAATGAGGGTATTATAGCCTCGTCAGCATGCCTAGGGGGCGTTTACGCCGGTAACTACTGGGAGCACCGGGAGGAAGGCGATGAAGCCGTCCTAGAGGCAATGAGAGAGTCTACACGACAAATGGTCGATATTTTCGGAGATCGGTGGTACGCTGAGATTCAGTGGAACAACATCAAAGAACAGCACGAACTGAATCAGTATGTTATACAGGTTGCCAAAGAGTTTGGCGTCAGGCTCGTGACGACAGCCGACAGCCATTACCCCAACCCTGACGCATGGAAGGACAGAGAGCTTTACAAGCGTCTTGGCTGGCTTGGTAAGGGGCGCCCATCTTGGGCCGAGGAAGAGTCCCAACTACCTGCGGGTGTTGAAGAAATTGGTTATGAGTTGTATCCAAAGAACGGTGATCAGATATGGGAGAGCTACAAGCAGTACTCTGACGATCAGGGCTTTGAATACGATGATGACTTGGTTATGCAGAGCATTGAAGAGACGCACCGGATTGCGTTTGATCGCATCGACTCGTTCTTGCCGGACAACACAGTGCGCTTGCCAGAGTTTGTGGTACCCGCAGGCTTTACGGCGACACAAGCACTTGTTAATTTTGCGTTAGAGGGATTGAAGGAACAAGGATTTCACACCAACAAGGAATACACGGATCGCCTACGGCGAGAATTAGGAGTGATCGACGAGCGAGGGTTTTCAAAATATTTCCTAACAATGAAATCAATTGTTGATGTGGCCACTGATATGATGCTAGCTGGTCCTGGCCGCGGCAGTGCGGCCGGCTCTCTAGTGGCGTACGCCTTGGGTATCACACAAGTAGACCCAATTAAACATGGGCTGCTGTTCTCGCGCTTCCTGCGCTCCGATGCCTCCGACTATCCTGATATTGATTATGATGTGTCAGACAGTATGGCTTTGAAAGAGAAGCTGGTTGATATGTGGGGCGCCGACTGCGTTGCTCCAATCTCCAACTGGAACACGCTGCAGCTCAAAAGTTTAATTAAGGATATCTCAAAGCTATATAACATTCCCTTCACTGAAGTTAACACAGTTACTGCTATCATGATGAGAGAAGCACTACCAGAAGCCAAGAAGAAGCATGGCATTAAGTCTGGTATCTATGCTCCCACCTGGGAAGAGGTCATGGAGTTCTCACCGTCGCTTCGTAAGTATCTGGCGATGCACCCCGCAGTCAAGACACACGTTGAGGGGCTAGTTGGGCAAGTTCGTTCTTGTTCCCGGCATGCCGGCGGAGTTGTTATCGCTGAGAATCTTGATAAGAATATGCCGCTGATTAACTCAGGCGGCGTGCGACAAGCGCCATGGGCAGAGGGACAGAATGTCCGACATCTTGAGCCCATGGGCTTCATCAAATTCGATTTACTTGGTCTATCGACCCTCAAGATGATGGAGGGGTGCATTGAGCACATCCTACGTCGGCACCATGGGATTGAGAGTCCAACATTTGCACAAGTGAGGGAATATTATAACGAACATCTACATCCCGACAAGATTGATCTCGATAACCAAGAAGTGTATGAAAACGTCTTTCATGCAGGCCGCTGGGCCGGAGTCTTTCAGTTTACTGAGTCGGGCGCCCAGAAGTTCTGTGTCCGCGCAAAGCCTCGCAACATCATTGACGTGTCGGCCATCACTTCAATCTATCGGCCAGGCCCATTATCTGCAAATGTGCACGATGAATATGTGGAGGCCAAAGAAAGTCCACACTACATTAAGTATCTCAATGAGGACGCGCACGACATCACCCAAGAGACGTTTGGGTTCCTGATCTTTCAGGAGCAGATTGCGCTACTCGCACACAAGCTCGGTGGCCTGACTTTGGATGAGGGGAACACGCTTCGGAAGGTGTTGACCAAGAAGGGAACAGGCAAGGGATCCGTTAAGGGCAAGCTGCACGACAAGTTTATCTCCGGCTGTCTTAAGAATAAGATCGCGAGAGGCGAGGCTCAAGCACTGTGGGATAAGTTCGAATACTTCTCCGGCTATGGGTTTAATAAGTCGCATGCGGTATCATATAGCATCATTTCATTCCAGTGTGCGTGGTTGTGGAACTATTACCCGGCCGAGTGGATGGCGGCATTCTTGGATAAGGAACCAGAAGCTCGCAAGGAAAAGGCAATCAATATTGCAAAGCAGTATGGATTTGATATTGCTCCGCTTGACGTTAACAAGTCGGGCACTGTGTGGGAGATCAGCGAAAATGGAAAAACTCTTATTCAGCCGTTGACATCTATCAAGGGCTTAGGTATGGCCGCCATTGAACAAGTGTTGAATAACAGGCCGTTTATGAATGCCGAGGACTTGTTATTTCGCGAGGGAGTGTCGTATAGCAAGCTAAATAAGCGCGCCTTGGATGCTTTGTGTCGCGGCGGCGCTCTAGACAATATTGTTGATGACCGGTTCAGTGGCCGTAAACATTTTTGGTCCACTTGCATCGTTGATCGCCCCAAGAGTCTCAAGAAATTTGCGTCTAACCTAGAGTTATATCGACCAGAGGGAGACTTTACAGAGGAAGAAATCATCCAATTCAAGACCGACCTGACCGGCATGTTTCCCATGAACCTAGTTATTAGTCCAGCTACAATTAAGAAGCTACAAGAAAAGTTTGTACCCCCCATTTCAGAATATGATCCATCCTTGCAGCTGTGCTGGTTTATACCGAGAAAGATAATCCCCAAGAAAACCAAGAATGGTAAAGATTATTGGATTGTAGAGGTGATTGACTCTAACAATGAACTAACTAGAATTAGATGCTGGGGAGTTAAACCTGAAAAAGACCGCATTCAATTAAATCGACCGTACATGGCCAATTTGAAGTATGATCCTAATTGGGGATTCAGCACTTATGCGATTGGAAGAACATTCAGACAATTAGGATAAACCATGAATATTATTAAATATTTTAGCCCTTTATTAAAAGAGCCAAAACTTATAGACGATCTGCCGGTTGTTATACGAGTTAGAAAGTTTGATGAACCGGCAGCAAAGGAATTTACCAATCTAATGATGCGCGCCCAGAATAGTGGCCAGCCAGTTGTGCCTGTTATAATCGATAGTTACGGCGGCCAAGTCTACAGTCTAATGTCTATGATTTCGGACATCAGACATTCAAAAATCCCAGTGGCTACCATCGTACAAGGGAAGGCAATGTCTTGCGGCGCAATTCTGTTTAGTTTTGGCACCGAAGATTATCGCTATATGGATGAAGATGCCACTCTTATGATTCATGATGTGAGTTCAATGGCCTGGGGAAAGATAGAAGAAATCAAAGCGTCTACAGAGGAAGCTGAGCGCCTCAATCAGAAAATTTATCGTAAGATGGCACAGAATTGTGGCCACCATGAAGAATATTTTCTAGACATTGTTCACGAAAAGGGTCATGCCGATTGGTTTTTAGAAGCCGATGAGGCCAAGAAACATAAATTAGCCAACCATATACGCATTCCCGAAATGAAGATAGAGACAAAGGTGAATTTCAAGTTTAAGTGAGGCCGGCCTATTTAGAGGTAAAGGTTGGCGCCAATGAGTATTTCAAAGAAAATTCTATGGAAAAGAATGGTTAATCAGGTGAGATACATTTATAATGAAAAAGATCTCGTGAAAGAAATAATCACCGAAAATGCACCACTATTTCATGAGCACTATCTCCGAGTAGCTGCCCAGAGTGGTTTAGATGTCGCAGAGCTAAATAAGACCAACGAGGTGCGCCTTGATAAAATCTATACGCCAAAACCTCTTGAAATTTCCGCAGATAATTTTTCAGATTTTGAGACCGTAGAAGAATGGGCCCTTGTCCCTTTTGTGCACCCCGCCACCGGCGAACCAGAAGATATTGAATACTCTACGACCCAGGATGATAAAGAGATCCACGAGTCCTTTAGAAAATTATTCAAAAAATTAGCCTTAAAGCTTCATCCCGATAAAATAACAGGGAGCGTTACCGTGGAACAGGGAATGGAAAATCTTCGCCTTTTTCAAGAAGCGAAGGAGGCTCTTGAAAAAAAGAAGTATTTTATGTTAATTGATCTTGCCGACAGGTATAGAATAACACAGCCGCGCAACTACGAACAGCAGACTCGCTGGATGAAGAAGGAATGTGTGCTACTACAAAATGAAACAAATGAACAAAAAGCCACGTATAATTATATTTTCTCTGAATGTGAAAATGAGGAACAGAAGGACAACCTTGTGAAGCAGTTTATCGCTCACCTTTTTAATATTAGACTACAATAAACGCTTGACAAGAGATTGTCAAGATGCTATATTAATATAGTAATCAAGGAGAGCCTAATGGCCACAACACAAGACGAGAAGAAGCAATATGTCAAGGAGTATATCCGCTCACTGGCAGCAATTGAGGAGTGCATCGAGCCCTACCAGGAGCAAAAGCGCGAACTGCGCACTGAGTTCCGAGAGAACGGCTGGCTCGGTACGGATGAGATCCGCGCAGCAGTAAAGGCATATCGTCTTTATAAGGGCAAGTTCAACATCGATGAGGTAGTTGATAATTTCAACGCGATTTCGGGAGAAACCAACGCATGAAAGGGAACGACGTTTACGATGTAAAAGAAACTAAAGAATCTTTACACATTATTAAAAAGAAATATAATCAAACTAAATTGGACGGCAGCTTTCAGCGATGGGGTGGTATGGAGCGAGGCTCTGGCTGGACGAAGAAAGCGGCAGAACAGTACATGGAGTCCGTATTTGCTGGCAAAGTGTTTAATAAGATTATGAACGCAGAGGTAGAGTCGTGCTATCGCTGTGCTGTCGATATCAGAGATAAAGAATCCGAAACATACTTCAAAGCACTGCTGGATGAAGGGCACAAATACGTCAGCATAGATGGAAACAACAGCGCTAGCACATTTAATGCATATATTAACAATGAATTCGCGGTTTATACTGATTTAGATCCAACTACTCGCGGAAAAGGAAAAAAGAAGAAGTATTTCAGAGATTTGTCGGAGTCAGAGCAAGAGGACTTACTTTACACAGAAAAGCTGACGTATTATACATTCCGCAAAATCGGAATTATTGAGATGTGTGAACTTTTTCGAAGAGAGAATACATCAACCCACCTCAACAAGCAAGAATATCGTCAAGCTCGATGGTCACCCATGGCTAAATTTGTCAGAGACACCGCTAACGAACCACAGAATAGATTGATTTTCGAAAACCTAATGACTATGTCCGCAGGAGATCTGGACAAACGCAAACATGAAGAAGCTTTGGCACAGCTTGTACAGAAGATAGAGAACAATTACAGTACCGAAACCGGCGCTAAACAATTGGATTCGTTTTATGAAGACACACCAGAGTTATCAAAAACCACCACAAGTCTTGTTGCGGGGGTAATGAAAGACGTAGCACTTATCGCGAAAGATATTAAGCTGGTTAAGCGCCACAGAATGAGCCCGGGACTCGTACAAGTCCTTTTTGATTTGGTTGCTTATATTAATTCCCACAAAAAAGAAATAAAAATTGATAATCATAAGCAGTTTATGACTTGGTTTTTAGAAACAGATCAGGCGTTCCGGCAAATTTCTCTTAAGGTTTTAGAAGAAGATCAGCACGAGAGGTCTTACATTTATTGGCTACGAGTGTATACTCAAAGAACTCCGCTTCTAAAGAGCCTTAATTTGTTCAAGCGCGCCATAACAAGAGATCTCGTAGCACTACTTGAGGACGGCACCATGGCCAGCGTTAGAACTTCTTCTGATGTGTTTTCTACGAGTCAGCGACTCAAGATATTTTATCTTCAAGAGGGCCAGCTACGAACTGGAGAAGAGGTTTCTATTTTAGATCTTTACACTGGCAAACTAGAAGCAGATCATATGATATCCGTTAAAGATGGCGGTAGTACGACAATTGATAATGGAGAACTGATGACGGTTTACGATAACCGCCAGAAAGGTGCCGCATCTAATCAACCACATTTTAATCACCAGAAGGGGCAATAATATAATGAATAAAAACACACAAGTAGTTATGTTCTCATCTAAGACCGGCGAATGGTCGACCCCACAAGACTTTTTTGATAAACTCAATTGGCGCTTTGGCCCGTTTGACTTAGATCCGTGTGCTAACCCGGTCAACACCAAGTGCCAGAATTTCTTCACAGAAGCGGAAGATGGTCTGACCAAGGATTGGCAAGGATACACAAGCTTTGTTAATCCTCCGTACGGGAGAGGCATCGAAAGTTGGATCAAGAAGGGATATGAAGAGTCTCGCAATGAAGAAACTAAAGTAGTAATGCTTATCCCCTCTCGAACAGACACGAAGTATTGGCATCAATATATTATGAAAGCAGATGAGGTGTATTTTGTAAAGGGGCGCCTTAAGTTTGGAGACAGCACAAATAGTGCCCCCTTTCCATCGGCTATCGTGGTATTTGATGGAACCAATAGACAGCAAGTTTTCGGAACAATCAACAGGTAAGGAGAGATGAAATGACCAAACACACTTTAAATTCATCAATTGTGTATCTACAAGCAAAGGTATACGAACAGCTAGGCCTGCTGGCAGACGCCATGAAGCGCCCCTCAGAAGCCGGCGACATGGAGAGGCTCGCCAACATGGCATTAAACCTAGCAACGCTGGAAGGCGCGCTAATCACCTTACAACAGCACGCCCCAAATCTTGTCGAGTTAATAAACAAGCCACCCGAAGAAGATAGCGAGGAGGAGACAAGCCCCGAGCAGCCGGAAGAACCGCCGGCATCTCCGAAAGTTGTTACTGCCGAGATGTCTCCGACTTTCAAAAAGAGCCAAAAGAGGCATAAAAGAGGGAAGAGTGAATCGTAAGGCGCGCCGACAAATACAAAAGCATGCCGACAAAGAAGCCACCGACGAGATGGCCCTGAAGGTTGCCCAGTTTGGGAATCTGCCGCAAATGTGTACCGCATGCAAAGAGCCATTTGACAAAAAGAATAAAGAGATGGTGCAAACATGGAATGTGGTTATTAAAGACCCAGATACGGTTAGATTGTACTGCCCGGCCTGCTGGACCATGGCCACCGATGTGGCCGCCGAATATTTTAAATCTAAAGAAACCAAGGAAACAGCCGATGAGCATAACAAGACTTAATTTAGCAGCCCTCGAGCGAATAATCGATGGGCGAGTAAACGAAGACGCGACCTGTGTGGTTAAATTTTATTCAAGTGGCTGCCACTTGTGCCACGCGCTGCAGGAATATTACGCCAGCATAGCGAAAGAGGATCAATACTCTGACTTACATTTTTTTGCTTTCAATGTTGATGACCACCCCCCTATCGAAAGGCGCCTCAAATTCGACGGAGTGCCCACAATTTCAGTGATTCAATCAAAAAAGGGCCCTCGCAAAAGCACAGTGCGTATTATGCCAGAGCCAGATCACCCCAACCAGAAGACATGGTATAAGGTGTCAGATATTAAAACATTTATAGAGAAGGAATCATGATCCAAAAAAAGACCGCCTTCTCCTACGATGATGTTCTGTTAGTGCCCCAATACTCTGATATTAGATCTAGAAGTGATATAGACATTAGCATCAACATGGGTAAAGGCCTGAAGTTGGGGTTACCGATTTTTTCTTCTCCAATGGATACAATTTCCGAAAAGGCCATGGCCGAAAAGCTTTCCGAGTCTGGAGCATGCGCCATCGTTCATCGCTATAATACTATAGAGAAGCAGGCCACTCTTGTAGGAGAAGCACTCGCTCACTCCCCGGGGACAATTGTAGGCGCCGCAGTCGGTATCAGCGGCAATTTTTTAAATCGTGCGGCCATTCTTAAGGCGATTGGGGTGAATCTCATATGTGTAGATGTGGCCCACGGCCACCACGTATTGATGAAAGAGGCGCTCCAAACCCTACGCACCGCCTTGGGGGATGAGATACATATTATGGCCGGAAACGTAGCCACCCTTGAGGGTGTTAATGATTTGGCTGATTGGGGCGCCAACTCAGTTAGGTGTAATATTGGGGGAGGATCTATTTGTTCTACCCGTGTTCAGACTGGCCATGGCATGCCCGGGCTTCAAACTATTTTCGAGTGTGCAAAAACCGATCGTGACGTAGCTATTGTAGCAGACGGAGGTATTCGAAATTCTGGTGATATGGTGAAGGCGCTCGCTGCTGGCGCCGATGCTGTTATGGTCGGTTCTCTGATCGCCGGCACCGATGAGACTCCCGGAAACATCCTACAAGACAAGGACGGCCATAAGTGGAAAGTGTATAGAGGTATGGCCAGCAAAGAGGCTCAAATAGATTGGCGCGGCAAGTATTCCTCTTTTGAAGGGGTTGCTGCCACCGTCCCCTACCGCGGCCCAGTCCAAGAAATTATAAAAGATTTAGAACGCGGTATTCGTTCTGGCTTATCTTACTCTGGGTGCAAAAACATCAAAGAACTGCAGTCCCGAGCCCAGTTTGTAATTCAAACACCTTCTGGAATCTCCGAAAGCGCGCCTCACATTATGGGGAGGAAGTGGTAAGATGTCAGATACCATAATTTATGGCAAAAATAACAAGAGAATTGTGTTCACCGCAAACGACCACCAGCATGCCAAGTTGTTATTGCGCCTTAAACATGATGGTCTCAAGCAGTCCCAATTTTTTAGATGTTTAATAGAGGGGTATGTGAGCGGCGATGAGAGAATTAATAATTTTATTGCTGAAAAAAGTACGCACTCTCAAAAACGCAAAGCAAAGTCTGCCAATCTTTCCAAGCGCGGCCAGTCCGCCCTGAGCGATTTGGGCCTCAATGAAGGAGAGGTCGATAACATCTTTGATATTCTTGAGCAGGAGCACCCAGATTTATGAGAGGAAACGGGTTGCGTGCATGCTCAATGAAATGCTTAAAGTTAAATGTAGATTGTAAAGAAACAGAGTGTCGATTATGGATAGACTTCCCTGAAGAAAAAAATTGTTCTCTGATCTCTATCTCTGAGAATGGCAATATGACTCTTCGAGAAGTTGGTGACCGCATCGGAGTTTCGTTTGCGAGAGTTAAACAAATTGAATCCGCAGCGCTGAAGAAGATGAGAAAAAACTCTTTGTTGTCTGATTAACGAATTTTTGGAAGTTAAGAGAAACACTAACTATTTATACATGAGTTACAGTTTAAGGAGAATCTATAATGGCTCGTAAAGCACTATTAACAGAGAACGAAATTCGTCAATTTATGAAACTAGCGCGTCTCGATCCTGTGGGCGATACACGCCTGCAAGAATTCGGCACCGTTCGCGAAAGAGGCGAAGAAGAAGAATTAGAAGATGAGCTTGGCGCCACCGAGGATGAACTTGGGGCCGAAGATCACATGGCCGACGAAGAGGGCGACGAACTTGGCGCCCTTGAAACAGATCTTGACATTGCTGACGAAACAGACGTCGGCGGTGGAATGGATGCTGAATTAGAAGACATGCTAGCGCAAGGCGTTGAAGCCCTGGCTGCAGCATGGGGAATCGAAGATCGTGTTGAGGTAGAAGGCGGCGAAGGGGGTGATGAAGACTTAGGCGAGCCCCTACCCGGCGATGAAGAAGAGCTGAGCCTGGACATGGGCATGGAGCCTGCTCCTACTGACGACCTTGAGGTTGTCGGCGGCGAAGAAGAGGAAGAATTGCCGGGATCCCGGATGTATGAGACCCTCTCAGATGATCAAATCGTCCAAGAGGTTGCCAAACGCGTTGTGGCCCGACTGGCTGCTTCGCAAAAGAAAGAAAACTTGTCCGAGGAGCTTGCGGCCAGAATCCTCAAGCGCTTAACCGCCAAATAAGCTTGACAATTGCTTTATGAAATGTTATAATAAAATGGTCACTCCGGTGACCATTTTTTGTGAGGTTAGATGGAATATTGGTTATTAGGGTTACTAACTTTTGTGTTTGGATATGTAACGTGCCGCACCTTCTATTTTTTTAGATCGGCGCGCCTTAGTCTTACACTTTTAAAAGCTGCCCATTTGGTTTATCTTTCTGTTATCATAAAGGCTCTTGAGAATCTTTCGTATTCTCGAGAAATTATGCTCGAGCACATGGCAGTCTCTCAAAAGAGCGCCACGCAAATAAGCCTTTTTGAGCAGCAATTCGATTCGGACGTAAAACTGACGAGGGAACGCTCCATCGGCGCCCTCCGAGCCCTCCATCCCACATTCTTCAAGAATACAGTAGATTTTAATGACTGGGAGGAAGCTATGCAGTACGCAGAGCAGCATAAAGAAGTAATTTTAAAATTTTGGGAGCTAGAATGATTGGGAAAATTAAGGACAAGATAAACGAGATACTGACAGAGGCAGCCGATCCGGACTCATCGGGGGATGAACAAAAGATTATCTTGGTGGATCCGCTCTCGCTCCCCAAAGAATTACAACCTGAGCCAGAAATGAGAGTGATTGGCCTCTTTGGCGATGTGGCCGAAGAAAAGGTGGCAGAGGTAGTACAGGGGATTCTATACCACGACCAAGTAAATCACTTGGAAGAGAACGAAGAAGAGAGGCAGCCGATTGATTTCTACTTATCCACTTATGGCGGCTCTGCTGACGACATGTTTGCTCTTTATGATATCATGAGACTTGTAAAGAAAACGTCGCAGATCAACACTATCGGAGTGGGAAAGGTAATGTCTGCCGGAGTCTTGTTGCTCGCAGCGGGCACCCACGGCCACCGCCGAATCGGAAAATATTGTCGTGTTATGATCCATTCTGTTATGGGCGGCGGCCACGGCACGTTGCCGAACTTGGCAAATGAGATGGAAGCCATACAGCAACTGCAAGAAGACTATATAAAAGCACTAGTTTCGGAAACCAAGATGACGAAACAACAAATTAAAAATATGCTTGAACGCAAGGTAAACGTCTATTTATCTGCAGAAGAAGCTGTAGAATTAGGTATAGCTGATATAATTATTTGAGGTTTTGGATGTCTAACTTAAGAAACATATTAAAAGAAGAATATAAAAAGAAAGAGAACACTGTCGATGTTCGCTCCATGGTGGAGGTTATAGAAGCTCTAATGGAGTGGGGTGTTCCCATTCCTACACTCGCCGAGGGATCTCCACAGATGGCATCCCCCACGACGGCTGAAGAAATTAGAGATCTGTTGCCGGTCCTCAAAATTACCGAGGACTGGGGAAAGATTGGCAACCGTGATCGTGGGGTCATCGAGTCCTTCACTGCGCGCTTGGGAGGAGAAGGCACCAGCGTTGCTGACAAAATCCAACTTATGAATCAGGTTATCGAAGGCCAAGGAGGTGGTGATGACATCTCGGAAATTTTAACAACAATGATGGTAGTTGAAATCATGAGTTCCATTCTGGAAGAGTTCACCGAATCGGCCGGCGGCTTCATCTTTGAGGGCTTTATCGCAGGCCTTTTTGGTGGAAAGTCAGTTCAGATCACAGAGCCCTCTGATATCGAAGCAGCCACGGGCGAAACTGTATCGGCCGCAGGAAAGCCAATTACGGATGTGGTATTGTCGGGAAGACATTACTCTCTTAAACTTCTAGGCCCGTCGACGGGGGTTGCGGGTTCATTTAAAAACATGGTGGAACACTTTGCTGAAATTGATCATGTCACCTATTTGGATGCCCGTAGAAGCGGCACGAATCTGGAATTTTCTGAATTTGATATCACGCTACCGACTTTCCTTGAGACATTTTACTATCCTTTCGTTAGATATCAAAAGAAATCTCTGGGTGGTCTCACCGATAGGAAATTAAGAAATGCTATTGGAAAATATGGAGAAAAGATTTTTGCAATTAAGGCTGCTAGTAAAATTAATGGGCGCAATATTGTAAAACCTGAAGAGTTTGAAGAATTGTTGAGCATGCCGGACCTTAAAGATTATGGACCCTTTGAGATCCGATATTCTGATGAAAAGTTTAGCGGCAAGGTCAAACAATATTATGGTAATGCGCGCATCTTCAACGCCGTGCAGGATGCCGTTGCAAAGAAAGACAAAAACGCCATTCTTAATGCGCTACGCCAAACTCCAGCTTATAAAAAACCAGAGCAGTTTATGCTGACACGTGCCCAGACTGAAAAAATTCCATCTCATCGAGACCTGGGTACACTGCAGCTGGGCGATCCTGCGCTCAAGAAGACGTGGATGGCGTACGGTGAGCGGTTAATGTCAACTATCGCCCCCGTTTATGGAGCATTAAACTCTTTCACAAATAATATAAATCTTTACTTCTTGGCATCACCCACGGAAGAGACATCTAGGACTCAATATGGCGAGGCAGCAATATCTGACGCCGGCAATCTCCAGACGTCAACCGATGCGGCCATCAGCAATATTGAAAAATCATAAATTAATTTGACATTTACTGTAAATGTGATTATAATATATATAACTAGAGGTACTTATGAGTCGTGAATATGACGACAATCAAACATTACAACAAAAAATAATGACCGGGGCCAACAAACTGGCCGACAATGTGGCGTCTACCTTGGGCCCACGTGGCCTAAATGTCCTCCTTCAAGAGCAGGGCAAATCGCCGTTTATTACCAAAGACGGTGTCACCGTGGCCCACTTTGTGGCCCTGGATGACCCTTTTGAAAATGCGTCTGCTCAAATTATTAAACAGGCCGCCGTTGAAACTAATAACGATGCCGGCGACGGAACCACTACTGCTACGATCTTGGCCCGAGCTATCCTGCGCGAGTCGCAAAGATTTATTGCAGCCGGCGCATCACCTACTGAACTGCAAAGGGGGATTAATCTTGCAACTAAAGAAGTTTTACGCAGCTTATCGGACATGGCTCAACCGGTCACAAGCTTGGGCGATATCGAACATATCGCCACGATTTCTGCCAATAATGACAAGTCCATTGGAAAGCTTATCGCTATGGCTGTGGATCGCGTTGGTCAAGATGGATCAATTACTATTGAAGAGTCTCGTTCCCTAGATACTAATTTAGATATAAGCGAAGGGTTTAAATTTGAGTCTGGATATTGCGCCGGCGCTTTTGTGACCGACGATCGCCGCGCCATATTGCAGCAGGAACAGCCGCTTATTCTAGTGACAGATTATAAGATTTCAACAGTCGATCAGGTTATTGGAATTCTTGAAATGGCAGCCCGCGAGGGGCGCCCGCTTATAATCATTGCAGAAAATATTGAGGGGCAAGCGCTCGCCGCCTTGATTATGAATGCCATGAGAGGCACGTTAAAAGTAGCCGCCATGAAAGCGCCGTCCTATGGAGAAGAGCGCCGAGAGACATTGGATGACATCGCTCTTTCTACGGGCGCCACATTCATATCTCGTGACTCTGGGATTAAATTAGGAGACGTACAGCTGTCACACCTGGGAACAGCTGATTTTATCGAAAGCACCAAATATCAGACCACGATTGTGGGGGGCGCCTGTGATCATGAGGCAGTAGAAGAGAGAGTGCTGCAGCTAAAGTCCCTCATTGAGCAGACCGAGTCTTTGCAAGAATGCGAAAGATACCAAGGCCGCGTTGTGCGCCTTGTTTCGGGTGTCGCTATCATCAGAGTGGGTGGCGCCACGCAAGTTGAAATGACCGAACGCAAGCATCGCATAGAAGACTCTCTCGAAGCCGTGCGCGCAGCACAAGAAGAAGGCATTGTTCCCGGCGGTGGTACGGCCCTGTTGCGCGCAACCCAAAAGATGGTAATTGTGACCGAGGGGTCGTATAGAGATCAGGGCGCCGGCGCCGCGGTTATACAGGCCGCATGTCAGGAGCCCATTCGCCAAATGGCTCTTAATGCCGGCGAGTCTCCCGATATCATAATAACCCAAGTCAGCGCCGCAACTGGCACTGACGGATGGGACTTTCGCGCTGGCACTCTGACCGACTTAGTTAAAAATGGAGTAGTGGACCCTGTTAAAGTAACTAAGTCGGCCCTAAAGAACGCAGCTAGCTGCGCAGGAACACTAATTACTACCAATTATGGAATCATACAAACAGGAGAATAATATGCAGCGAGGAGATTTGCTTTATATCCCACAAGATGTCTTATTGTTTGACACTAAGAACATTTTTATTGACAAGACCGAAAGACCTACTGTGGGGGTCTTTCTGAGAGAAACTCCCGCGGGCTCTCAATGGCAAACAGGCACATATACGATTTATGCTCTCGGCCGACAGGCCGTGGTAAAGCGGAAGTCCGTATACCGAATGGGGAGAGGATATGCTGATTAAACTTACCGAAGTGTGCACAAATGGAGCTTACACCACGCATCAGCAATACAGTTTGCGAGAAGTTTTTGTAAATCCTGAGCACGTTGTGATGATTCGCGAAGAAAAAAGGTTACGCAAACTAAACGAAGAAGGCCAGCTTGACCCAGAACTAAATCCAAGTCACTTTTTTACAAAGCTAACAATTAATCGCGGCCAGACGGGTACCGATATTGTAGTGGTGGGGTCACCAGACGCGATTGAGTCGCAGCTTAACAAAAACTCAAAAAAACTTTTAAGGGGATAACATGTTTTCAGAACGAGTAAATATTCAATATTCAGTGGACGTCGACGAACTACCAGCGGAAGTAAAGCGCTTACTGGTCCGCGCCAACGAACTCATCAAAAGTCTACATACATCAAGCGGCCCAAGTGCCGGCACAACTGTAGATAGTGATGTGATGTCGGTCGCTATGCTACAGGATATCGATCGGCACCGTAGACAGCTTGCTGCAGCAGATTATATCTTAAATGATGTGATGAACATTGTCAGCGGGTACTTGGAGTTTAAGGCGAAGGCTATGCTCCCTGAATCAGCGCCACCAGAGCAGCCGATGCCCGGATTGGAGGAAGAGCCTCCCCCTCAAGAGCTTCACGCCAACATGCTCTTTAAAGACCTGAACGGTCTTCAAGAAAAAGTTGATAAGCTTAATAAGCAACCCAAATGATCAATGATACTCTCACCGATAAAAGATCCCTATAACTTTCAATGTGCCCGTGCACTCAAGAATATTATTCCTGAGCGATCTACTATTAATGTTCCAATATTCTTTTCGGGCAATTTAGAATTTTCTCTAGCTAGCTCAGGATATAATATTCGAGCAATTACCAATAAGTACGTTGTATACGAATTTTGGAAATGTGCCTTTCACGATCCTACGCGGATCATAAAGATTGCAGAGCATGTGTATGCCAATCGGGATAAAAACATGCTTTTTTATTTACAAGAAGATTGGCCCAAATATAAAGACCCCTATCTTCGATCCGCGCTGTTTTTTCTATTAAATCGGTTCTCCGCCAGCGGTTATCAATCGCACGGCGCCCTAAGTTACGATAATTATAATCCCATCTCTTTGAGCCGGCTGAGAAAAATCAGTGATCACAATTTGGATCTGCATCTAATCGCTGAGGACGATTTTTTATCCAATCTCGATTCACTTCCTGCCTCTGATCATATCTTAATGCCGATCGGAGCGTTCAAATATAATTTTTTTCAAGAAGGGCAGAGTTCCGGCTGGGAGACCACACAAGTGGATCACTCTAAAGTGCGAGACTTCCTTAAGGCCACTGCCAAGAGAACCCTTCTGGCCTATAATATACATCCAGCCCTAGCGTCTTTTTATAAAGATTTTGATAAAACGTATTTAAATGAGTACGGATCCACCGTTAAAGATCCCAAGGCTGCCAAAGAGGTGCTAATTGCAAATTTCCGAACTAGCTAGGGCGTGCTCCATCATGGCCACAGGTCAGATGCTCATCTGGTTTCAATTATATTCTCACTATATTTGGGAATGGTGGGAGGGCAAGCCCTTCCACGCAGCGCTAATATATGGAATTCCAGCGAGTTTGTGTTTCTGGTATGGCACCAAGATGGCCGTGGATGCGACGGAGGAGGCGTGGACAGCGCGCCTATTAGGTTTTGGAATGTCTTACTTGACCTTTCCTGTGCTGACGTGGTGGTTTCTTAATGAAAGCATGTTTACTACCAAAACGATGATCTGTGTCTTACTGTCGTTCGCGATTGTAAGTATTCAACTCTTTTGGAGATAAAGTGGGCATTATTTATTTGTTCGATGTAGACGGGACTCTTACTCCGTCGAAAGCCTCCATGGACACGTCATTCTCAGCCTTTTTTAAAAAATGGATGAATGAAAAAGAAGTGTATATAATTTCGGGAGGCTCATTTGTGCGGATTATCGGACAACTCGGAGACTCTATCACCAACAAGTGCGAAGGGGTTTTTGCGTGTATGGGGAATTCCTTTCTCCAGAAACGAGAATTGGTAAATCCGACGGGCTTCAACGAATGGGAAATAATTTATGAAAATAAATTTAAATCCCCGCGGGGCTTTTATAAAACTCTCGAGACCGAAGTTAAAAAATCGGAATACCCAGAGAAAACCGGCCACCATCACGAAGAGCGAGTTGGGATGGTAAACTTTTCGATCGTCGGGAGAAATGCCTCTCCCGAACAGCGCGCAAGATACGCAGATTATGACGCTGTTGAGTGCGAGAGGTACGCTATCGTAGAGAGATTAAAGGATGTATATCCTAAACTAGACTTTGCGATCGGGGGCGCCGTCAGCATAGATATTTTCAACATTGGCAATGATAAATCCCAAGTGGTGGAGCGCCATTTTGAACAAGCACTAGAACACAATAAGATTGTATTCGTAGGCGATAAAGTGGCTTTCCCGGGAAACGATCACGCGATAGCCACGGCGCTCCGTCAGCACCCGAACGGATCGGCCTACGAAGTCAAAACGTGGCAAGACACAGCAGAACTATTAAAGACGCCACCATTTGCGTAGATACTGATAAAAACAACTATTTATAGTGTTGGAGTTAAATTAATGGATATTTCTACAGGCAGTTGGTTTGAGTATCTTCGAGAAGAAGTTTTAACAGAGGGGCTGCGAGACATAGGGCTCCCCGAACGGATCGTCGACTTTATTGAGAACGCGATGCCGCAGGCACCCGAGAAGTCAAAGACATACGCAGGCAATCAGTGGAAGGAGAACAAGCTAAACCCAGGCTACGTCTCGCGCCCACAAGGGTTCTGGGTTGACTGGATGAGGGAGAACTTCGAGAACGAGATAATGGTAAAGATGGCTGGGGATGAGCGCGCCGCCACGGGCGAGATTGTCGCACGCACAATCACCCCCTATCGCGTCGACCGCGACGTTGGGCCGCAGCAGCGCGAACAATACGATGAAGAAACCATCGAGCAAAACAAGAAGATCGCTTTCGTTGTGCAGAATGTAAAGGCTGCCATGGCCAAGCCCAATGGCACTTGGCGCAAATCATTTATGAAAGCACTCAAGTCACTAAGCAAATCGGGTGTTCCTTCTGAAAAGGTCGAGAAAGTAAAAGAATTCCTCCAAAACTTTATGATGAGCGAGTTCCGTAGGTTTTGGAATCGGTATGATCTGTTGTTCTCTTGGTTAAACGCGGAGCCCACCAACTACGAAATGATTAAGGGCGAAGATAACATTGACACCGCCCACAGCACAGCCGAAGAAGATCTACAGAGCCGCGAAGATCCCGATAATGTCATTCACAAATTCGACGATGGCTCCTACTGGTATAACCTCAACACATCTAACTGCTCCGTGGAAGGCGAGCGCATGGGACACTGTGGCTCAGACAGCCGCGGCGTCCTCGTCTCTCTCCGCAAGCGCCACCAAGGACGCAAGGCATCCTCGTCTTACATCACAATGACATGGGAAGATGAAGGTTACGGCGGCAATTACCTATATCAAATCAAGGGCCGATCCAACGACGCACCACCCCACGAAACCTGGGATCACATCGATTGGTTCATTAAGAACACGGGCATCACCGCAGTCCAAGAGAGCGGCGAGCACTCAAACGATATGGACGGCTTCCAAGAGATGAACAACTATCTCCAAGGACAGAATCCTGCCGTCAGCTTCGAAGGTGTGATCGACGAAGATGCCATTCAAGAGGCGATAGACGAGGTGGTAAACAATTACGAGGGCGAGAACTCATCTATTAGCGGAGAGGTGTACGGACCTAATGATCACGGCGGCGATGGTGGCGTGTATGTGTACATGAATGCTTATTGTAGCATACAGATCGAACTGGGTTGGAAAGGAGTTGAACACAGAAACAACGAATACACGCCCACCCTTGGTCCCGACGACACCACACAAGACGAGCGATTCAAGACCATTCCCGGAAATACGTGGGGTGGAGAAGCTCGCGAGTTTTTAAGCGACACAGAGGTAGAGAATGTCGAATGGGATCTGCCCGGTGAGGGCGAGATTGAGTGGGAAGTTAAAATGCTGGAAGGCGTCCACCCCCCCGGATACGAGGGAGATGTGTACGCACCCGGCCCGCAGACAGCCGTGCTTGAGATTCAGATTAGTATGGCTGAACAGGAAGGCGTAGACGACGATGACGACGCAACACGCAATGCACAACATTTTGCGGATGCGATCATGGAGAACTTCGAAGATAAATACGCAGAGATCCACGAGCACATACGCGCCAAGCTAGCAGAAGACGGCTACTCAGCCAAGACTGCCTTTGATCGCGAGCAGCAAGGCATGGGCGAAATGGAGCTTGACTACTGGAAGGTCTACAAAGACGGCCCAAAGCTGGAGTTCTGGTTTCGCCGCAGTAAGAATGATCCCGGAGCGGTGTTAAACTCTGGCGGAGAAGTCGGCAGCATCCCGCCATCAGTCAAGATGTGGGGATTTGATGAAGGCCGCGACGGACACATGGACGGATTATACAGTAAAATGTTTGGTTCGCGACCCACCGCTGGCCGGATGGGACGCATAGAGAACGACGATCTTAGCCGCAACATGGCGAGAAACTTAGAGAAACTTTATAGAGCAGAAGAACAGCCAGCAGCAGGACAGCAGCAGTTAGCACTTGGCGATGAATACGAAGCACCCCCGCCATCTCTGGTGTTAGCGAAGGATTCACGCTTCATCATTATGCCAGAGACTACTCGCCAACCCCAACAATACCCCACCATGTTGCTCAACTGGAAGTATGAGATTGGGGTGGATGCTAAATCTTCTCCCGAAGAAATTGAAACCGTCAAAAAGATAGTGAAATACTTTAACGAACACCCTGATATGGTGGAGGAAGCTGCAGCCCAAACAATCCGTGTCCCAATGGAGTCAGTGAAAGCACTCGCAGACGCCACCAAGAACGATGTTATGTCAGGCAAGTGGCCACAGCAGGCCATTCAAACTATTGACAGCCAGTACGGCGCTGCAGCAATGTCAGGCTCCGATGAATGGGCAGAACGCAAAATAATGATTGCCAAATGGATCAAGGAAAACTTCGATCAGATGGATGAAGTTGAGAAATGGGTTGCTTGGTTCAAGTTTTTGTCGCCAATTAAAGAGGGGCGCTTTAACATCGCACGCCATGGCGAGGTCGAGATGGACGACAACGCCAATCTTGGTCGACCACGCTGGTGGAAGGAGTGGGTCCAAGATCAGATGAAGAAATTAGGCGCGTGGGCTGGCTCTGTGAGGGATTATGGTGGCGTTCAGGTCCAAGAGCCTGTGGCGGGTACGCTTGGAGAGCCACAGTCCGTAGGAGAGAGCGCAGAGCAGCAGATTGATAGGATTGAGAGATTGTTGCAAGAGAAAGATCCAACTTATGATCTGAGATTATACAGCATTAAGCTTGATGTATCAGTTCAAAAGGACATCGGAGGCGAGATTCAGGAAACTCAAACTGAAATTCGAGGCATCGAAGGGGTTACGACAGTGCGAACCGTAGGCGACACTCGAAATACCCTCCAGGCATTGTTGGCGACGTATGAGATCAAGTTTGAATTGTTGGGCGCGCTCAGTCGCGTCAAGTATCGAGACAGAATTTTGTTGCCAGCGTTGCGGGGAGTGAGGGGGCTCCGTATACTTACGGTCAGCCCAATTCACCGCACCAATGCTCGGGGAACAATTCGGACTGTGCGAGAGAACAAAGCGGTCATGAAAGAATATGTAGGCGGATCGCTGGGAGGATTAGGGGGCAATTTGGGCGCCCAACGCAGCCGTAGCACACCGCCTCTTCCTACTCCCCGTGACACTTTAAAGGGAATTTTAGATGATTGGCAACAGGGTGGAGTCATGACTTACGACATTCCCATGGATACAACAAATATGGCGTATCATGTTATGCTGCCGGTAGAGGAACTTTTACCGTTGATGGGGCGAGAGTTCCGAGCGCCAATGGACGGCTTCGAAGGGATGTATCAGAATTTTATTAAAAGCGGCGCCGAAGCACCCGTTTACGTGGCTGTTGGTAAGAATGGCCGGATAAAAATTACAGGAAACGAAGATTTAGTTTGGTTCGCTAAAAAGAGCGGTCTCGAAGAGTTACCCGTATTTTTAAGCTACCAAAGGCAAGTATAGTATACTTACTATGAATGCTAAAGTTTTTAAAATTGGTGAAGGTTGGCTTCTGGGTGACGCTAATCACCCTAATCGCCGCTTCTTTTGTGGCTGTATCGGCAATCGAATATCACACCATCCCCAGTTGGGAAGATGTCATCACTGATGATAATGTGGCCCGTCTCCCCGCCGATCCTTCCTCTATCGCTATTAGAAAATCGCGTGATAGTGCAGTTTTAGTACAATCAACGAGTGCTGGCTTTTGGGGGGGCACCTCTACCATGACGGGAACTTATTTTGTGGCCAACAGTAAGCCGTATGTTGTGACGGTTCATCACGGCATTCACGGACCGTGCGGGCTGATTGTCGTTCTTCACGATGACGAAGGATACAGTTGCAAAGAGTATACACTAGTCGATAAAGAAAATGATTATGTCATAATGGAAATGGAGACGCTTCTTTCCAATCGTACACCGGTCCAAATTCCGGCGGATTTACCTCACGGGGGAGAGTGGAAACCCTCGTATTCGATATTGAATGGTATCATATATACAGGATATCCCAACACCGTGGGCCCTTTAACTTTGCGCGGAGATGTGATAGGATATGGAGATGAATATGTTTATGTTTTCTCACATGCCTATGGTGGCGCCTCTGGCTCTGGTGTTTTTACTCATGACGGGAAATATATTGGATATGTTGTGGCCATTGACGTAGGTGTTACCGAGTGGGGTCCAGATGTATTGGAAAACATAGTAATAGTTGCTCCCGCATTTAATGTGGACTGGAGCATTGTTCTAAACTAATTAAATTAAGCAAAGTGAGGAATTCAAGAGATGAAAGAAAAAGAAGATTGTTATATAAATTTAATAGCTAGACTAGACGGCTTAGAAGTCCAACTGGGGAGAGTGGGAGAACAGCTGCGAGAACTGAAAAGCTTTTTGGTGCTGGATGATGGCGCACCGCACCCCCGGAGTCCGACAACAGATACATCGGCTTTGGAAACCATACAGGACATGTGTTTAGAGTCGCTTTTAGATGTTGAATCGCAAGGTGATGCATAATGACTGTAGATGAAGTTATAGAATTGGTGACCGAAACAGAGGATCTTAAACCTAAGCCGCCACCGCGGCTAGCCCCTCGCGGCATCCGAACCTTTACTGTGTGCCGCCAGAATGATGAAACGGGCGTAAGCGGCGAAGGGGTGGTGATTGAAGGAGTTTCGTTGGCTTCTGGTCACTGTATTATTCACTGGCTGTTTCCTCCACCCCGAGGAGGAATTGCGATCTTTGACTCCTTGGATGATTTTTTGAAGGTTCACGTTAAACCTCATCCCTCGAACAAGACGATCATCACTTTCGAGGATGGGGAACAAACCACCTACGAGGGAGGATAAGCGAATGGCCTACTTATATTCGACAGGTTCCCGAGGCTTAGGGGACATTGAGTTTGAAGGAGATCCCGATGAAACTCAAATCGACTTCGAGGACGATTTTATAGCGTTAAAAACTGGCGGCAGCCAAGTATTGGTTGTCTCCGGCGCCAACGTAGGAGTAGGAACACCGATCCCTACTCAGAATCTCCATGTTTCCGGTACCACCGACACCGTGTTAAGAGTCCAAGGCCCACCGGGGTCATATGGTGCCCTCAATGTTAAAGGCGGTACGGGAGATTCGGCGTGGGTGTGGCAACCAGCCAATACGAGTGAGCTACGGTTCTTCACAGTAGATGACGACAGGATGGTAATATTGGGAACAGGCGAGATCGGCATCAATACAACTGCTCCGAAAGTGGGACTGGATGTGGTCCACGATCCTACTTCGCTATCGAATGACACAGGCGGCGGAGAAGTCGTCACCTTTGGCGATACAGTGGCTAATGCAAGCTTAACTGCCGGGAAAATATATTTTCTTAACAGCAGCGGAGAGTGGCAAGAAACGGATGCGGATGCCATAGCGACGAGCGACGGACTGCTTGGAATTGCGTTAGGGACAGCCCCCGCTAACGGTATTTTGTTGCGTGGTTTTTTTGATGCAACCACCTATCTTTCAAATTTTGTTTCGGGGCTTCCTGTATATCTTTCGACAACGGCAGCATCCATGGACACAACGCAGCCTTCGGGCACCGCAGATATAGTGCGCTGTGTGGGCTATTGCACCGACACAGCTAACGTCATATATTTTTGCCCGGAGTCGACTTTTCTGGAGTTGGCATAGATGGGCGTTGATAAGATTAACGGCATTGCGGTAGTAAGCATCGCCAAGATAAATGGCAAAACGGTTGATAGCTACACCAAGATAAATGGAGTGACGATCTCCAGTACCCCAGCAGTCCACAGCCCAATGTGGGTCGCGGTCGGCGGCAACAAGCTGGCATATTCGACCGATGCCATACCCACAGGCAGTTGGACTGAGGTTTCGACAGCTGGCGTTTTCAGCTTTAAAGATCTCACATTCGGAAAAAACGCTAGCGGGACAGACACATGGTATGGATGCTCCACCTCAGATTCGAAAGCAGTTGGTTATAGTACAGATCCTACAGACGCAGCTTCTTGGACTGTTGTAAATCCTCCGGGTACCGGAGGGGGTACGGCCATAGAGTATGGTGCGACAGAAACCCTAATAATGGGCCGAGAACATGAAAACTATACAATACGTCGCTCCACAGATTACGCCCTCAATTGGGTTGATTCAACCATCCACAATGCAAACAATTCCAAGGCAACCGATTCGTTAGCGACAGATGGCGATGGCATTTGGTTAGCGGGCATGGGCTCCCTTGGTGTTATTTTGAAATCTTATGATGATGGGATCAACTGGTATAAGTCGGCAGACCTTGGAAACGATAAACATATTGGCTTAGAATATGCGAATGGGGTGTGGGTGGCCACAGAAGAGGGAGAAACAATTAACATATGTACCGATGTGGGTGCAGATACCTCCACAGATACTTGGACCGCAATTAATCCTCCCGTCTGGAACCGGGCCGCCGATCCTATCACGCATGTCACCGGCAGTACATGGATGATCGGCGCAGCAAGGCGAAATATATATAAAAGCACAGATAACGCAGCTTCTTGGACGGATGTAACAAAACTTGACAATCCCGGTGGCGGCCAAACAAATAACAATCCTTATTCAATGGCATCGGATGGGACTAGTGTTGTCGTTGTGGGAAAAAATGGATTCATTAACGTCTCTACCGACCTTGGGGTTAGCTGGACAATTCCCCATACTATGTCGGCCAATCAAAGTTTGGTGGCTGTTGAATACAATAAGGTTAAGCCGTTTTAATCTAAAAGAAGCTATTTATTAATATGAACGGTAACAATTGGAAAGATTTTGTTGATTCTCTACACAGAGAAGGAAACTATCGAAACAGAATTAAAACTTTAGATAGCGATATGGCAGACTATCTTGACACTGGCCCCCAAAAGAAGGGAGGCTACAAAAACAAAAGAGCGAAGTTCAAAGGGAAAAAGTTTAACGATGTTTCGGCACCGCCGGGCGCGGTTGGGGGCTTAGAAGAAGAAGTAGACGCAGATTCTTTTAATTCTCATGAGGGATTGGAGCCGCGGCTGTGGAAAGATATGGCTCTCAAAGGCTTGGTGCGAACTCAACTCCTAAAGATAGCAAACTTTTTCATGGACAAGTTGCCCATCGAAGCCAACGTAGAGGATATAAGGCTAACGGGCTCCCTCGCAAATTATAATTGGTCAAACTATTCTGATGTTGATTTACATATTGTGGTAAATTTTTTAGATGTGGACGAAAATACAGAGTTGGTAAAAGCCTTTTTTGATAATGCACGCATGCGCTGGAACCAGAACCACCAGATTCAAATTAAGGGGTACGACGTGGAAATATACGTCGAAAACGCACAAGAGAAGCACCTATCATCAGGTGTTTATTCTATTTTGAATGATGAGTGGGTAGAGCGCCCACGCAAATTTCAAAGCCAAATTGACTTTCCGGCCGCACGTAAAAAAGCACAAGATATAGAATTTCAAGCGAATGTCATAGATAATTTGGTGAATGTTGGCAAGTTTAAGAAGGCGTCTAAAAATATTGACCGTCTCAAAACAAAGATAAAGAACATGCGCCGAGCCGGATTAGAAAGCCGCAAACAAGAATTCTCGGTAGAAAACATAGCATTTAAGATACTTCGTAGGAATGGAGTGCTTGAGATGCTAAATGATTTAAAAGATACAATACATGATGATATGATGAGCATTGAGGAGAGCCACGGTGGAACTTTACACGATAAATAAAAAAATGGTCGCGGAACAGGGCGAGTACCTGTTTCACGAACCTACTCAACAAATTGTACTTTGCGGAAAGTTTGATCTTCGCGAAAACTATATTCAAGCAATTGGGGATGGTAGAATTTTTAAAGACATAATTGAAAATTTTAAAAAGATTAAGCTAACCCACGCCGAACACAACAAACGAATGGCTACGCGCTGCAAAGGCTGTCGCGGAGGAAAAGCCTAAATACCAGAAAGGAATCAAAACCATGTCACCCAAATTCTCTAATAACATGTTTACCAGCGGACCCTTCGCGTCTGCCTCCATCAACGCTGAAGTTATTGCTTCAAACATTTATTTTTCTTTGCTTCTCCGTGACTCGCTCCATGCCCAACTGAAGATGGAAAAAGACTACGAGATTCTTTTACAGGACGACGACACCTCCGACGCCGAGATAGAAGAAAAGAGAAAACAAATTGATTATGCCGATAACCTGCTGGGCTTTAACCTCATTTATAAGATAGCTGATGGCCGCGAATCGTGACCAAAATTTATATTTACTGCCTCTACGACAAGGATGACATCCTGATAGGCGTTTACTCCTCTCTCAAAGCAGTCCATCGCGATGCAATAAAAATCTGCAATCAAGGGATTTCCCCAGTGCTAATAAAATATGGCACAGGCGCTCCGCAGCCAACCTCTCTGAGTTTGCTCAGGAGACTCTTTAAGGGGGAAATCAACACTAAAGTAGTATATGTTTCCGACACCAACAGAGCTGTTATTTTAAAAACCAAATTACGAGAATAACATGAATCCTCCTTCCCGCGACAATTCAACAGTTTACATTGTATATGGTATCAGCGATTGTCCTGCTTGTTTGCGCGCATGCGCAGATCTCATGGAGGCCGACCATCAGTATGTTTTTGTTGAGGCCGACTTCTCTGTTTCTTACCGAAATCGTCTGAAACGCAAGATGAATTGGCACACTTTTCCAATAATCGTTAGGTGCGATGCGGATCATGAAGAACTTGTTGGCGGATATGAAGAATTGTGTGCGCTATTAGCAAAAGATGCCAGATCCCCTGATTGACTCATACATTAGGGATAGTTTATTCCTATAAAATAAATGCCCATATAGTTACTACTGTGGACGTTAAGCGAGGCGATTTAGTGCGGTGGGTGATAGATCATGAAATCTATGAGTCCAACGGCGATGTTTTACGCGGTATAAAGCCTAATTATAGGCATGGCATTATCATAGAAGTGTCAGAGGTAGACGGCAACGCAGTAGTCGTTTATTGTTATGACTGTAAGAAAAAGAGGGAGGGCAGTTGGATGGTACTCAATATGATACATGATGATTTTGAAATCTTGAGTGGCATGCCAAATGGCTAACTTATTCTTTACTGGCGAAAAGGCACCCAAACAAGAAGCCATCAACGAGTTGGTGGTTATGATTTCAAACTATCACAGTGGGCGATATGAGGTGCGAATGGCGTCCGACGACGGGGGAAACCACCTTGAAGTACAAGTAGAAGTCCCAGAAGTAAATCAGAACTTAGACGATCAGGTACCAGATTTTCCATTTTTTGAGATATGGCCTATATGGATGGGATGGCGCGTAGTGGTTGTTAAAGTACCACCAGGCTATATTGATGCTATTACGAACCGCGACACTTCTGATTACTAATGCCCTGTTGACAAGTTTTTCTTGACATTAAGACGCCCATCAGCTATATTATAAGAGAAGGCAATTAATTTCCAAATGAGTTATCAACAGAAAATCGAATCAGCCCTCACCCGCGATGTATGCGGAGGATGGGATCGGACCTTTTTGGAATCTATCCTTGAACAAATAGCGAAAGGTCGAGATTTATCAATAAAACAAAAGCAGACACTCGGGAAGGTATTGGCACGCAACACCGAAGAAAACCAAAAAGAGCATGCTGGCTGGGTCCGAGCGTATGAAACGAACTATAAAAAAGAAGCACTAATACTGGCATTTTATCACCAACATCAGATATATTATCGGCCAATGGCGGCAGACATCTTGGCAGGAAGAGTGCCGGTCCGTTCTAAGTTTTTGCGTATGTATGAGAACAAGTATTCCAAAAAGGTTTTGGCCCAGCACAACGCAACTTCCAAGTATGAGGTGGGAGATTATTTGTTACCACGTAAAAAGCTCAACATTCATAAAAATGTGGAGTTCCCGCCGAACATGGGATGGGGTCACCAAAATGAAGTTGTGCTACACTTTGTAAAACGAGGGGGGTTTGTTGTTGAGGTATGTGGTAACATTAAAAGTGCCGCACAGGGAGCAAAAAGATATAGGTTGTTGCCTATCGGCGAAAGTGTACCAGTTATTGTAGAGGAACGCTTTTTAAAGAAAGGGAGAAGAACATAGCCTTATCTATTTAAGGGTATGGAACTACACCAACAATACGAAATCGGCCAACTTGTAAAGTGTGGTTACGATACATATGAGTTTTTCAAATATATATTTCCCGACGATCCGCCAGAACCGGCCCTGTATTATGGAGTAGTGGTCACCGCCGAACACGAAAACTTTTTTTTCGGAGGCATCATCTACGAAGTGTATTGCACAGATGGCTGCTACCGATACTTTTTGGAAGATGAGTTGGAGCCTATTTGCTGGTTGACATTTGTTTGACATTTAAAGGATTGACAGAGAGAACCATGCGCGTTATGATAAAGGTATAGCTGATTGGTGGAATGGTATACACAGGAGACTCAAAATCTCCCGCCCGTTTGGGCTTGCGGGTTCGATCCCCGCATCAGCTACCATTTATTTCTTACCAAGGAGTACACAATGAGAAATATAATAAACTGGCTTGTTATTGGAGCGGCCATCTATGTTGGTATAAACTGGATTGCGGATCACCCTCATCACGTAAAGGTGTTTCGCAAACACATGAACCGGTTGTTAGAGGACGGATTGGTTACAATCCAAGGCGCAATACACGAAGGGGCCAACGAGGTCGCTTCTCAAACTAAAGACTAAATAAACCGAAGGAGAACAAAATGGATTTTAACATTGGCGATATTGTAAAGCACGACAGGAAGGGAGTTGGCGTCGTCCAACTGATTGATGGAGTTGCGGTGTGGGTGCGCTGGGCATGTGGTTCGCTCAACCACAGCAGCTCTTTTAATCTTGAGATTCTTGACAAGTCGGCATGCGTGTAGGCGATCTGGTTCAGTATATTCCGAGCCCCTCTGCCACATTTAAGTGGGAGAGGTACACGGATGCCTTCAAGTCGCTACCCGGCATTATTGTGCGAGAGGTAGAGGCTAAAGGCACAACTACGCGACGATTTGAGGTACGGTGGCACGACGGGCAAATATCAGAAGAATGGATAAGTTATCTGGAGAAGTATGAAGTATAAGCCCGGTGATCTTGTTGTGCATGCAAGAGGAACCGTCCACCCCTTCGACAAGTTGCAGGGTGTGGTGGTGAGAGATGACTTGTTTACCGACGATCAATACGAGTTTCCGTGCTACCGTGTGTTCTGGTATAGTCTCGGCAGATACCAGAATCTTCAAGAAAGTTGTTTGAAGTATCTTGACAACTCCTTGACTTGACTTGGGGCGCTTTCGGTGCTATATTATATGTATAGAAAGGAGAGAAACATGATCGAAGTTGGCAGCATTGTGGAGAACACCGGCTTTATACAGGGTCGCACCAAAACTTGGGGCAGCGGCCTCGGGCTTGTCATTAGTTTGATGGGGGAGGGCAAGATCGCTCGCGTGTTCTGGATGGCTACGAAAAAGAGTGGCTTTTGTTCAGTTGTAGATTTGAAGGTGATAACATGAAAGTTTGGGTTATGCAGGGAAGCTACGAAGGCGAGTTGTTTAGCAGCGTACACCTGACACAGAAAGGTTGTGCGCTGGCGTGCATTTCTGATATATTAGAGTTCTTGGATGTTGAAGATGATGAAACCGCTTTGTCGATGATGAACGCTTGCAACCCGTATGCAGAAACCGATGGCGAGCAAACCGAAGCGATTGAGTGGGACCAAGAGAAGCTGAAAGAAATGACGAGCGAGCAGCTTTGGAAGATTTTTTCTGACTGGTGCGAGATTAGTTGGGACAGAATGGCAGATCGTGGTTATAATCTTGACTGCAACACTGTGGAGATTCAAGCATGATGAACATTTGGGTAGTGCGACAGACTTGCACGTATGATAACGATACTTATGTAAGCACACACATGACAGAAAAGGGTGCGTTGATCACAGCTATCCGAGCCGTGCGAGAGGACTTATGCGATGACTTTGACGAAGATGAACTTGAAGATATGCGTGCGGGCATGCCCCACAACCATGAGGAAGATTTGATGCAGTACGACAGCAAACAACTGCGAGGTATTGTCAACGACTGGTGGGAGTATTCATTTGATATAAATGAGCATGCACAATATCAGATACATCAGACACAGGTGGAAGGATGACAGCACTTAAAGTTTTTATTTTGGTGGGAACGATAGATTCTCACGATGGTCAGTTTGCGACAGTCGAACTTGATCTAAATCCAGCAACGAATGGTGGACCTGCGATGGCGGTGATGCCGGTTGCTGCGTTTCCATGCGAGGTGAAGGAAGGCAACACATTTTATGTCGTTAAACTTTCCGAGCTGCACGATGCCATCGTTATTTGTCAAAAGGAGCCTGAAAATAAATGAGCAATATGGATAAGCGTGTTTGGAAGGCGATAGGCCACAACTATATTTTGTTTGGCATTGTCGTTGATGAGAGAGTGACGAACGGATGGCCGATGGTAAAGGTGGAATGGGTGCTGCCCCACCCTGATGCTTTTATGGCAGATGAATGGCAACGGTTGGTTAATCTTGGCTATGTAGAAGATTTGACGAAGGAGGCGTTTCTTAATGAAAGTAGGTGATTTGGTTAGAGCGTTCAAATCCTCGCGTGGTGCAGGCAAGATGGGCGTTGTCGTCAAACTCTTTGAAAAGAAGATTTGGCGCACGGCAGAACTCGGTAGCAAGATTGACTGGAACAAGATCGATCCTGAGCCGGTGGCCGATGTGATGATTAGCGAGAGGGTGGTAACCATCCCGCTCGTTGAACTGGAGTTGCTGGATGAAAGATAGCGGAGCGCCATCCATCGGCGATCTTGTTGTCGCGCTCTACGATGTGGAGCGCGATATTTCTTGCGTTGGGTTGGTGATGGAGACTAAGGGAATCGAATGCAAGGTTCAGTGGTCATCCGAGAACCATCCGGTCGGGTGGTGGTCACGAACTGCACTAAAAGTTGTTAGCCCAAGCGGGAAGACGACAAAAGTTTAACGCACCCAACAAACACTTGACAACTTAGAGGTTGACTTGCGCCTGTTTGGGTGCTATATTATATGTATGAAGATTGGCGACTTGGTAAGATTTGAAAGTATTTTGAACGACGACATGGATCGGTATAGCTCAGAACTTGGTTTGGTGGTTAAAATGTCCAAGACAGGACACAACACAGAGTCAGCACAAGTGCTGTTTAACGACGGCGAGACTTGGTGGGTCGGCACTCAAAGATTGGTGGTGATAAATGAAAGTCGGTGACTTGGTTCAAGTGTCTGAATGTCGTGCTTTGAGTGGCCCCGCTGTCATTCTGAGTACGCGAGGGCATAACATTTTCGATATTCTGATGGTCAGTGGTCAAAAGGCGATGATCTCTGGTGATTTTTTGGTGGTGATAAATGAAAGTAGGTGACTTGGTAAGATTGAAAGGTGATGATATTCGCGGAACTGCACCCGGAGGGGATCAACATATTATACCCGCTGGTACGATGGGGATCGTGGTGCCAGCCTATCATCTCGGCGGTATGCACCGCAAGTTTCGCCCCTGCGTTAAACTTTTCGGAGATGGAGGAACTCGCCCGTTTCTCGCTCACGATTTGGAGGTCATCAATGAAAGTCGGTGACATGGTAGAATCCCCCCATCATTTTATTCGGGGGATTGTTGTGGAAGTGGGTTCGCACGCAGACGCGAATAACGGACCAGCATGCCGTGTCAAGTGGTTTGACGGCGACGAATCGTTTGAGTGGATAAAGTTTTTGAGGTTGATTAGTGAAGGTCGGTGATCTGGTCAGAGTGTCATACAACACGCGCCCAAAACCCGGCGAAGGCTACATCAGCATTGTGCTGGCGATTTGCACTCCCGAAATGCATCGTAACGGCATGCACTTGATTAAGATTTTGGAACACGGACAGGCTAAGTGGTATCCGGTTGGATACATCGAGGTGATAAATGAAAATAGGCGATCTGGTGAAAATAAGATATAGCCGAGGACAGGGAAACATGGGTATCATCGCCACGGAGCCTCGTTGGGGTGTCAACCGGTCGAAGCCGGATGGGACCACGGGTAAAAAGGTGTGCGAGGTATACTTTTTTGCTACTCAACAAATCGCAACTCGCGGGTGTTATGATCTGGAGGTCATCAATGAAAGTCGGTGACTTGGTTAGAAAGATACACACAAAACGCGCTCTACCTACGGCGGTTATCTTCAAAAACGGCAGCGTGCATATCGTAACAGAGACACGAATCAACTGGATAAAGGTGCTTGCCTATGGAGAATCTGTGGGCTGGCTCCGCGCCGATGATTGGGAGTTGGTAAATGAAGCTGGGTGATCTGGTAAAGACGAAGGGTGATCCGTGGGATACGCTGGGAGTTGTCATTGAACTTGGATTTCATTATGTCATGGTCAGATGGGCGTGCGGAACCATTCAGGACGTGGGCTATCGCTCGCTGGAGGTGGTGAGTGAAGCTGGGTGATCTGGTAAAAGTAAGTTTTGGCCCGAATGAAAAACCCATCACTGGCATTTTTATTGAGGATGATACCTATGCAACCGCATTAGATAAAGATGGGTGGACTGTTGTTACTCACGCCCATGTGTTGTGGGAAGGCGAAGTTTATTCGACCC